TCATGGTAACCTTTACCTGGCCAACAAATAAGCTCTATGTTATTTAAATTTTGATTAGGTCTAATTTTTCTATAAACTTCTATTACATCTTTTACTATATTATCATCAACTTTTATCTGTAAGAGTTGAATAATTTTTCTATCACCATATTGTTTTAAATTACCTTGATAAGACTCATAGTAATCTATTAGATATTTACAAATGTTTTTATTTAGGAAGTTTTCTATTTCGGTCATTAGCCGTTTTCTTGAGATCGATCTAATTGTGCATAACTTATTATGCCTTGTATTTCTCCACCTGTTCCTGCTGTCATTTTTATAATATCCCCAGCTTCTAAAATTAATGTATGGTTAATAATATCTTTTGTAGTTGTAGCTGAGACCCCTTCATTGAATATTCTAAACGTTGCTGATGCTGAAGTATCTGTAACTTGAACACTTAAATTTACTGCTCCACTTGAACCATTGTTAATTTGTATTTGTTTGACCAAAACAGTTGCATCACTTGGTGCTGTGAAAACACTTGTTGTGTCTGTTGTTGATAAATTTACTCCTTGATTTTTGTATCTAATTGTCATGATATAAACCAGGTGAAAGTATCTTGTTCATTTTTTAATTCTTGTTGATAAGAAGTGTTTAACTTATCTTGCATGGTTCGTAAAGACTGATTTATTTGTCTTTGGTTTTCCTCTGTATATTGAGGGCTAGGCTCAGGAATAACTATATCTACTCTTGCCATTATCTCATTCCATCAGGTTGTACATCTGCTCTAAAAGTTCCGTAACGCCAATTTTGATCAGTAGATAAGTTTTCAACTCTTAAACTAGCAAACCTAGATCTAGCTCTTGTATCTATTTTTTCAGTGGAGTTTGTTATTG